ATGTAATTGACATAATTATTAAAGAAAGCATCCATAAAGAAGTTGTTGAAAGCATGGGGATTGAATTACCTGCTGAAGCAGAAAGTGATTACAGTGAAAAAGAATGTGAAATCTTTACATGTATTCATAGAGAGAGTGAGCAATGGTACGTTTACCAAGAAGTTTCAGGACAGGTAATTGAAAGCACCAAAGAATATTATCCATTAGATAAACTTCCTTGGATTGCTTTACGCCTAACAAAAGTATCGGGAGAATCTTGGGGAAGAGGATACGTTGCTTCTTGTTTAGGCGATTTAAAATCACTTGAAGCATTACAAAAATCCCTAGTCGAATCGGCGGCAATCGCCGCTAAAACTTTATTCCTCGTTAATCCCGCGTCGACGACTCGTGCTAAAGTTTTGGCTGAGGCTAGGAATGGTGCAGTAATAAATGGTAACGCATCAGACGTTACTACTCTTCAAGTTCAAAAAGCAGGTGACCTTTCCACAGCCTTTGAAGCAAGTAGAATATTAGAAAGAAGATTGTCTTACAACTTTTCTTTATTAGACGCAAGCTTGCCTACCAAAGGTATGACGACTGCAACAGAGGTTAATGCAATAATCTCGTCGTTAGAGAAAGTCCTTGCGGGAACATATTCAATGTTAGCTAATGAGTTCATGCGACCGTTGGTTAGTTTAATTATAGATAGACTTAGCGAGATGGGTAAGATACCACAACTGCCGGGCAGTGTGAAATTAATCATCTCTACAGGTATTAGTATTTTAGGAAGGAGCTCAGATTTGCAGCGTCTTCAGGAATTTGTGGCCATGGCTGCTCAGGTAGCACCTGAGGCTTATGCAGGCTTGGTAGACCAAAGAGCTTTATTAAAAGCAATGGTAAACTCCATAGGTGTAGATTCATCCATTATGAAATCAGATGAACAATTAGCCATGGAGCAGCAGCAAGCTCTAGCGCAGCAGCAAGCTCAAATGCAAATGGCACAACAACAAATGGCACAGGAGCAGCAATCAAGAATTATTGAAAAGGTTGCTCCACAAGTAGTGGCTCAAAATAATCAACAAAATTAACATGGAAGAATTCATAGCACATTCATCAGTAACCACGCCAACAGATGGTGTAGGTGAAAAGCCTGCTTTTACAGAAGAGCAGATTGAACAACACGAAATCACCCCGGAAGAATTGGAGGCCGCAGGACAAGAGCCTGCTGAAGAACAAAAGCTTGCCGGAAAATTTAAAAGCCAAGAGGATCTAGAGAATGCTTATTTGGAATTAGAGAAAAAATTTCATTCAGGCAATAGAGAAGAACCTCAAGCAGAACAAACAGAACAACCACAGGAGTCAAAAGGTTCTCCTGAGATTCAAGAAGCTTTTAATGAGCTAATGAAGGAAGGAAAGCTTACAGATGAAATTACACAAAAATTTGAAGCAGCAGGCGTTCCTAAAGAAATCGTTGAACAGGTTGACGAGTTAAATAAATATAAAGCTGAGAAAGAACTTAATGACTTTTACAGCACTGTTGGCTCTGAACAAGAATACAAAGAACTAATATCATGGGCAGGAGAGAATTTATCTCAAGAAGAAATTGATACGTTCAATAATATTGTAAGTAAAGGTTCTACTGAAGAACTAAAGTTTGCAATTACTAATCTTAACGCTCGGAAAGAAAATAAAACTTCTGCGAGAAAATCAAATTTAATTAAAGCAGATGCAACTTCTGCTCCTACAGAGAAAGGTTATCCAACTCAAGCTCACATGCTTGCTGATATCAATAACCCTCTTTATCACAGCGACCCTTCCTTTAGAGATAAGGTACTTGCGAAAGCAAAAAACTCTAACTTTTAATTATGGCATTAACTATTGAGAAAGACAATTCACAATACACAATTATCAAAACAAGTATAGATAACGGCGAGGGCTGTCCTCCTGTTTGGACTACAGATGCTAGGACTGTTTATATTGTTTCAGATAAAGCTTTAGATTTTAAACTTCCTAATTGGGACGATACAAATGATAAGCCTATTATTACTACAACAGAAAACATAGATGTTCCTGCTTCGGAAAACTTGTTTGAGCCCACTGCGACTACAGCCGGAGTTATTCCGTCCCACGCAATGCCGCCTTTCTTTTCATTGGCGAACACTTCAGGGGCAACTGCAACTGTGTATATCTACATTCTTAAACACTTTACATAGAATGTTCAACTCACTAACCAATCAGTTATTACAAAGCCCTATTAGAATCTTCTACGGGAGTTCTTCTTTGGATAACTTTAAATGTATCTTTTGGTTGTGTTTTTCTAACGTATTAAATTTATTTAGTACATTCTTATTCCATGTTTCAAAACAATTACGGAGGTAACATAAAATGGCATGGGCACCAAACTATCCCGGTAAGTCGGATCTATCCGCTTACCTTCGGACGTATGGAGGAGAAGTCGTTGCGGCTTACAACCTTCACACTACCGTAAAAGACAAACTAAGAGTTAGGCGCTTGTCAAGCGGACGCGCCGCTCAATTTCCAACGATTTCGACAGAGCGAGCTAAGATACACACTCCCGGTGATGACGTTTTCACAGCGGGCGGTGGCGATACTTATAAATCGAACATGACGAACGACGAAAAAACTATTGCAGTAAACAAAATGCTTATTGCAACAGCTTTCGTTGATTCAATGGACGAGGCTATGCAACACTATGATTCACGCGCAGAGTACGCTGCCCAAATGGGTGCCGCACTTGGAACCGCTATGGACCAATGGTGTATAGGTGCTTTAGCAAAAGGTTCTGATACATCTTTAACTCACGCAACTGCTGTTGCATCACTAACTCACGCTCACAAAAAAGCCGAGCTTGAACGTGCTGCTAACACTATGGACTTAGCCGGTATTCCACGAGAAGGTCGTTACCTAATCGTTAACCCTGCTGATTACTATGCTTTTGCAACAGACAATGATGTAGTTTCTAGCGACTTTGGCACAGGTGCAAACCGTGCTATGCCGGGTAAGATTTCTTACCTAGGTATCGAGATTGTCAATTCTCCAATTTATAACGCATTTGCAGCAAATGCAGACCAAGGCCTTGATGCAAATGATGATGACCCGTTCAAGTTTACAGATGACGGCACTCGTCCTGATTATAGTACATTACATATGAACAAAGATTGGGGATTGTGCTTCCATAAAGATGCTGCGGGGATCGTGGAGCTACGCGGCCTCGTGACAGAAACGGACTGGATACCCGAAAGACA